TCACACAACCCAATGCCAAAATTGCACAGTATATCATGAGCCAGTATGGTGGCCCGGATAGCAATACCCTATAATATAAAAATACCGAAAAATGATACAATATCTTGTTGAGCCAGAGGAGTAAAATCCTGTGGCTCTTTTTATATATTATACAGGTTAAACAAGCTTTTTGAAATACCCTGCCGGAACAAATTCAAAAACAAACCCTTCTGTCGGATGTGGAATCCGGATGAAGTACCACTTCTTGCCTTTTACGGTTTCGGTGTATTTCATCACATCTACAACCGCATTCTTTTTAATCACCGGGAACATTTTCGCCTGAGTCTTGCCGGCTGCACTGTAGCATTTGCAATCCTTTGTGAATCTGGCCACATAAGCTACTGTGTTCTGTTTCTTCTCTGCATTAGATGTGACAGTCTGATCTCCGGTATAGCGTAAGATGCAATTCCACGGGTAATTTCTATAGCTGCGAATCAGGAACTCTTTTCCGGTCTGATCTCCCGGCTGTCCGCCATGTGCGGTGCCTTTTTCGTTGATCGAGGCTTCTACCTCTTTACCAGCTCCACAATACATCGCAACATGATGAGCTTCATTCAGCAGCACATCGCCACGCTTTAACCCTGTTCCGGTTCTTCTGTTGACAGAGGCGGTAATGTCTTTGAATCCGTTCTTTAGGAACACATTTTTCATATCTCCGGTGTATGTAGCACCACCAGACTTAACCGGAACTCCGGCGTTCTGCCATGCCTGGATCACAGCAGAAGAACAGTCGTAATCTCCTTTTTCTCCCCAGCGGTAGTCCTGATCGTAGCCATGAGAGTCATCTTTCGCCCATGTTTCCATCTGTCTTATTGCTTTTTCTGTCTTTGTCATTACAACACCTTCTTTCTCTATGCTATCAGCATATGTATGGATCATGTTTATGACAGCATTCTGCCTGTCTGTGTAATCTCCTACCTGATTCGGAGTCGGGTCTGTGAGATCCTGACACAGTGTTGTGTAAATCTTGTCTGCGGTGTATGGCTCCGGAGTCTTAGATAAGATTCTCTTCAGTGCATCAAAGCCACCCTGATGCAGGATATTGATACATTCCATCATGGTAGAGTCTTCCATGGTTCCATATGCTTTTTCAATGATCGGAATATACGCTTGTATCTGGTCTTCCATGTACTGATCCTGACATTTCTTCCCCAAGTCAGTGCTGATGATACTAATAATACACTGACCTTTCGCAGATTCTGCTGTCACAGCATATGTATCCCAGTTCTTCATCAGGAGGTCGGATTCCATCCCGGCATTGTCCATATCCTTAAACAGCTTCGGATTGGCTCTCTGGATCCGGTGCAGTAGTTCTTTTGCTTCTCCTGCGTACCACTGGCCTGCACCGATGGTAATTGCAATCTCATTGTCACAGTTCGCCCCTGCACCGGCGAAACAGGAATAATCCTGTCTGCCATATACCTGATCTCCGGATTCCACTGCGTACAGTATTTTCCTCAACACAATTACATTTTGCTTATCCATAAGCATTTCCTCCAAAAGGGATGATTCCTCATCCCCTGAATCATTCGTCTTTATTTGTCTGTTTAATGATCTGGTTCACATATGTAGAAAGACCAGCAATCAGGATTCCCTGTGTGATCGCTGTAAAGATCGCCATTGCAATATCCTGTCCGGTACCGCAGGTGCAGGTGGCAAACACATAGATTGCACAGATTGCAATGCTGATTCCACCAAGGATGAGAGGGATGTACTTATCCTTTACTGCCTGTGCCTGTTTTAATGCCATTCCCACGAAATACAGGGCAATTGCTACTACGATGAGTTCCGGTTTTACATAATTTGTAATCTGTTCCATAGTCATTCTCCTTTTCTTTCCAGGTCTTCTATTCTATGATTCGCAACCTTAATCTGTTCCTCATGTACACTCATTTTTTCTTCCAGAGCATAAGTTCTTTTGATAAGGTTATTGTGTTCATTTACTCTTTTGGTCAACTCTTCCAGCTTGTACTCCATAAGAGTTCGCGTCTTTTCCTGCTGTGCATTATTGCTGATCACGCATACAATTAATGTAACCGCCGCACTGATGCAGGCTGAAATGATTGTTTCCATCTCTTTTCCTTTCTGGCAATTGTGCCGGCGCAATTTGGGTAAAATAAAAAGAACCTTTCGGTTGTGCTCTGATCTTCTTCATGTGTTCTCCTATGCTGCAGTTACCTGCCAGTCAAATTTCAGATCCGGGGTTCCTGTTACAATGAAACTGTTTCTGTCTTTTTTAGATATGTAAAGATCTCCTTTTCCATATTTCGTGAGGGTTATGTAATATTGGCTTTCTATTGCATTAAGCAGGATGATGCATTTGCCATCTTCATTTAAGATTCCATGACCATGTTCTGGATAAAGTTGCTGGATAGCCGCAACCATATATGGAATTAACATACGTTCATTCCAGTCTTCCACCTGATCATTCTGATATCGGGCAGCTGCAGGCAACAGATCATTCATATCTTCTGCATAGAAACCTGGAATTGGTTTATTGTACATCCTATCTTCTTTCGAAAGGTAACCTTCTTTATATTCAAACCAAACCACCGGTATCTTCCAAAACATGTCAATATCAGTTTTATCCATATATCGAACATGTTTTTTATACCTTTTCGATGAAGATGGTGCATAAGCTAAAGTTGCTCCATCAGATGCAAATACTACATGTCCACCCTGCGAGTAATGTACACAGTTAAAAAGTTTTGGCGGCTCTGTAAATGATGCAATATTATTAAAGGTTGTAGTCCCATTAAATGTTGTTTGATATTTAAACGCAATCATTGAACCAAAGTATACACTCGAATTAAGATTAACATCCGCATTAAAGTCAACAGTATCTGTAAATGTAACCGGATCTATAAATTTAGCCGGATCTTCAATTTTGATTTCTTTTCCTGCCTGCAGGTGCAAATAATCCATACCTTTTAGTGAAGCATGACGTGCATTATCAGAATAATACGCCGACATATCCAAAAGTCCAGTTTGTGTATCACCCATATATCCTTTAATAACGCCTTCTTCTACTTTTGTAATCTTATAGGAACTATACCAGGCTTGTTTTGTTTCAAAACTACCTTGTATCGCAGCTCCTGTACAGGTCAATTTTCCAGCTTCAGTCATAGAGGAATAATCACTCTGCCACATTATTTTCTTGGCCTGCAGGCGAATGCTGTCTGCTGATTGCTCTATCAGGGAACTTACTTCTGCTTTGGTGACCGTTTCTATTCTCTGCCAGAAAGATGTATTCGTACCTACAGCAGGGCCTGTACATTTCCAGAGCTGATTGACGTTATTTCCATAATTGCCATGACTGCTCTCCGGATATGTTTCAGCGCTCAAAATTGTTGCTGTATATCCAGGAAGTCCATCTGCTGATCCGGTCTTTGTTCCAGCTCCCTGAGTAACAGAATCAATCTTGAATCCATAGAAAGAATCCTGACTGCCATCTGTATGCCAGTATACATAGAATTCCTGAGTTGGTACATAAACAGTCGCTCCTGCAATACTGGTTCCACCCAGCTTTGCAGCACACCTCATCGTTCCATCATCATTATAAAAAATTTTCACATAGTCATAAGTTGTACTCTCTGTCCTACAATTTTCTGAAAACTTTATGATAAGGCCTGTATTACCATAAAAATACCTGTAGGTATTTCCTGTAGTAGTTTGGATATAGATGTCTCCATTATGCTGTTTTTTCAGGTCCTCTGTTGTCCAGGAAGATGCCGGGGCATTACTGGTTGTTGGAACATCCAGGCCATAGAAATTACCGTTTTTCTGGTCTATAGTTTCTCCTAAAGATTCCACTCGGGATGTTATTTTATTGGCAGATACCTCAATAGCAGCATTCATCGCTGCCGTGGTTGCATAGCTTTTTAATGTATCATTCTTTACATAGCTTTCAGAAACTGCCAAGGAAATGCTGTCAGCTGACTGCTTTATTGCTGAATTCATCTCTACGGTTGTGCTGTATTTCTTTAATTTCTCATCTGTAGATTCCTGGGCAAGTTTTAAAGCTTCTTCCTGAGCTGCCTTTGCGGCATCCTGTCCCGCTTTCGTGGCTGTGGTCTGCGCATCTGAAGCATATCCTTGTGCCTGCTGCCTTAGAGTTTCCTGCGCAACTGTCAAATTTTCAGTTGTTGCATATGTCTTTGATACTGTAGTTGATAAGCCGTCTACGCTGGCTTTTATTGCTGCATTCATCGCCTCTGTCGTACTATAATTTTCTGACAGTCTTGTATTTACTGCAGTAATGTTCGCAGATAAACCATCTACTCCTCTCTTGTATTCCGCTACTTTTGCATCAAGAGCGCTGTACTGACCAGTTACCGTATCATACTTTGTTGTCAGATCCGAGAAGCTTTCTGTCAGACCAGATACATCCATCTGAACACTTGCTAACTTGCTGTACATGGTTTCTTTACTGTTCTGTAATTCAACCAGTTCACTCTCGCTGATCAGAGCTGAAATCTTTCCCTGAGTAATGGAAATACTTGTTTCGTTTGCCTGAAAACGTTTCAGGATGGCATCCTTGGCATATATGTTGATTTCCTTTTCAAATATCACACCGCCTTCCTCCTTTTCTGGAAAAATCCATAATAAAAGACATCCTGGATGAATGCCTTTTAGCATAGGTTTTTCTTTAATCAAATAGTAAGGCTAAAATAATTATTTCGAAAGCAGACGTTACTAATCTGAAAGAACTAGTTGATAGTGACATTAGTATGAATGTATTTGTTTTGTTTCATCTTGCCGGCGCGGGATACATTGGAAATGATCTTCCTTCGAATGAAATTTATAAATATGGATCCGGAATTATTTTTTACCGAAATATAACATCGTGCAAAATAATATTAATTCCAGAAAATGAAAAACCAGTATGGAAAATGTCTACCCAGGAAGAATGGAAAGACTTTGAAAACAATATAGTTAAATGATTTTAGAAATAATTCACGGCTCATTATTTATAAAATCAATCGTTACGGAATAAAGTGAAAAAAGCAAACAACATATTTCACGAATTCCCATTTCCTCTAATAACACCCATTTCAAAATGCTTCCATTTTCTACTATTATTTTCAACATTTCTTATCACGCAAAATAAACCACCATTTCTGGCAGTCTCAAAAATTCCGTATGAAATCGTTCCTGGTTATGAAATGTATCGTCTGAAGGATGCTTTTACATTCTCTTCACTGACTGTTACGTACATCATCGTTGTATCCGGTTTTTGATGTCCTGCATACATTTGAATTTCCTGTAAAGGGATTCCTCTGTTGCCTGCATCTGTCAATAATGTTCTCCTGAACTTATGTGGATGAGCATGAATCTCTGTCTTGTTTCCTAAAGTCCTGAGCATGGACTGTATTGCCTGTTTGCCCAATCTTGTATGTGGTTGCTTGTTGCTCACAAATAGAGCTGGATTATTATCTTCTCTGGTAGACAGATATTTCTGCAGGTGATATGCGCAATCATCTGTTAAGTATACTCTTCTCTCCTTTTTGCCTTTTTCTCCATATATGATTACCTCTTTGTTTCCCCAATCTATATCCTTTCGGTCCAGTCGCACCGCCTCTCCTATTCTGGTTGCGGTACTGTATAAAAACGCCATAATCGCTATATCTCTCTGGCATCCGGCATTACAGCGTAGATGCTCCATTTCAGCTTGTGAGAATGGTTTCTTGATCATTCTTGGTACCTTGATTTTCTTGAGTCTTCGCATGGGATTTCGGGATATGTATCCTTCATCACTGATCCATGCAAAGAAACTGCTTAGATACCTTCTGATTGTATCCATGTAGCTCATGGAGATCTTGCGCTGTTCCTGATACATGGCCAGATAATAGCGGATGTCATTTGTTGTGATGTCCTGTAGTCTCTTATTCAGAGATGTAACCAACTTTGTTACACAATCCTTATAACGTTCTAATGTTCCTATGCTGCAGTTTTCTATTCGTTTACTGGCAATAAACGTTCGGAGAATTTTTTCCCAATGACTCTCTGATGTGACCAGCTGAGTACATTCCTGCTGCACTTCAATTCCATGAAATTCTATCGCCATTACATTCTCTAATTTCTGTAATTGCTCATTTGACAGAATTTCCTGCATTTGTTCCAGTATTCTATTCTGGATCTGTTCTATATTTGTCAAAATAATGCACCTCCTACAGGACAATTCTGCCATATAAGAGGTACCTTTACAATTTGTTCATCCCTAAATTAAATGGGAAGAGGAAAACTCATGATAATAAGATTTTTCTCCATCGTCTTATTTTAGAAGCCCATATATTACAGTACCAGAAACCATCATAAATTCTTGGTGAAAAAAGCAATAAGGTTCCATAAGCAACACCACCATTGTTGGTAAAATCTTGCGCCATTAATACGGCATAATAATCTCCTGATAAATTATTCATTTTATTTCCATCGCTATCGGTCAACAATGCTTCATCAATTTTGTCAAACCTATATGTTCCAGAAAATTTCAATTGTTCCAAGGATGATAATATTCCTGCTGCAATACCTGAATACATCCATTTCGATGCAGATAAGCTCTTACTATTTAATTGGTTTAAAGCCTGCAAAAGTGTCAGATTTCCCTGATCCAGAGCGAATGTCTGGGAGGTCAGATTTTGTAATATCTGTTTTGAAAGGTTTTCTAAGGTGATGATCCCACCTTCGTTGGTGTCTGGATCGGTGAAGATGAGTTTCTTTCCAGTTGGGATGGTTGTTACTTCCGGGAGGGTGTTGGCTGCTACGCTTTCTTCTGGTAATGACATAGTGTTTCCTTTCTGGCATGTGCCTTATGCATCTGTGCTGAAGCAGAGAGCTTTTCCACTCAGGGTGAGAGCTCCGATGCTTACTGTTAATAGTTGCTGTTTATAGGTTTCGAATCGTCCGACTACAACACCGCCAAATATGTAATTTTCATTATTTACGGTGATCGTATAGCCATATCCCAGGAAGGTTTCGCCGCTTTCTGTCTTTCTGGTCCAGCTATACCAGGTGGAAGGGTATTCTTTTGTTACTTCTCTGCCGTCTTTGTATACCACTGCTGTTAATGTTGTGGTCCCATCTCCGTTATCATGGTATCTGGCATTATAGATCAGGGAATTGTTTGTCAGGCCATGAAGGTCTGTCGTTACTTCTGACAGGTTTGCTTTGATGCCATCTATTCCTGTTTGGATATCTGCCACCTTATTATTGGTGGTTGTTATTGCCTCTTTTGCTTCATCTGCAGTATCCTGGGCTTTTTTGATATCTTCTGCCAGTCCCTCTGCATCTGCAATGATTGCTACTGTCTGGGTGTCAAGCATCTGCACTCCTGTCGTATCATAAAGAGTACAGCGAATCAGATTTACATCAGGTCCTGTCGGTGTGTATATTTTCAGTGTTTCTGTTCCAGAAGAACCATAGGTAATGTTATAGGTTTTTCCGGAATCTTTGGATTCTTCTATCTGGAAAATCCCTGCATAGCTACTTATCAGACCATTGTCATTTTTATATGCCGAGAAAGTCACACTGGATGGCAAAAGTGTTTTTCCATCCTTTTGTTTTCTCAGAACCAATGTGCTGGTCTGAATATTATAAGAAATACCGATCTTTCCATCTTTTGACTTGCTGATAGAAAAACGTTTTTTGATCCAGACACCATTATTTTTTATCGTCAGGATCTTTCCGCCAATCACTAATATTTCATCACCGAGCTGCAGGGCTTTTGATTCCAGGCCGTATTGTGCTTCGATATCTACATAACCGCTGTCAGTGGTCATGTCTGTTACCTGATAGGTCCGGGTTCTGGCATTCCAGGTACCAGTGATTCCTTCTGAAACTGTTACCCTCATTGCGTCAATGTGGTCTGAAACGTCTATATCTCCCAGATATACTTTCATGGTTGTATGGCAGGTGCTATAATCCCCGCCGGTTCCATCCGGATTCGTATGAACTACATGCGCATCATTATCAAGTAATGCTCCGATCGCATCCAGTGTACTGATCCCGGATAATGTATCCAGTGCTTTTCTGGCTGTATCTGCCGCAGCGTCTGCAGTATCGCTGGCAGCCTTTGCAGTGCCGGTGGCACTATTGGCAGTTTCCTGCACGGTAGTAATATTTTTGCTGATCTGAGAGTATGCCTGGTTCAGATTCTGTCCGGAATCATCAAACCAGATCCGGCTGCTCTTGATCACCTGGGCACTGTTATTGATCTCCTTAAACAAGCTGTCAATGTCCAGCTTGGAAGCTGCGATATTCGCATTGTCTGAAATCATGCTGTCTACTACAACGCCATCTGCGATTGCGCCTTTTTGAACGCCGGCTGCATCAATCAAAATCCCTTTTCCAGTCTCATCGAACAGTGCAAAAGTAAAGTTCCCGGATGCATCTTTTCCTGCCTGCAGTCTCACCACGCCGTTGGCATCCTTCCACTGCTGGGTGGCTCCCTGTATCTGGATCCCGCCATCATCTGAGACGATCGTAAATTTATCCGTAGAAATAGTTCCCGCCAAAAGATCGGATATCGTGACCGTCTGCATTACTGCATTCCGGATCAGTGCCGAATCAATCACCGCATTCTGAGAAGTCAGGTGAATATTCTGTAGATCCCCCACTCCAGCATTTCCGGAAAGAAGTGTCTTGATATTGGCATAGTTGCCATCTAGGATATCAATCTTTGCATTGGCAGCTTTGAACTGGGTCGCGGTCAGATCCCGGAAATTTCCTACGTCTGCATTCAGCTTTTCAATATTGGCATTCGTAGCATTCAGGTTTGTAATCGTCGCATAGGTGATCTTAGCCGTGTCTACATCCAGCTTGTTGATCATCGCATGATCGATCATGACCAGCTGGGCGTAATAACGGTCCATTTCTTTTGTCTGGGGACCTTTATAGTCTGCATTTGTTTCTTCTTCAGACAAGCCAACCGCTTCGATCGTATGCGTCAGACCGCCGTCATACTCCCATTCCAGCTTCATAGCAGGAACCTTGTAAGAATCTCCATTCAGGTCCTCTACTGTTAAAATATCCCAGGGATCCAGGCGGGGATCTCCTAAGAGTTTCAGATTTCCAGGCATATAAGAAAACTGGCCGATTGCTGAAAGGATATTGTTCAGCACCTCTTCTGTCATAAATGGATTAGAAAAAGTAACTGCTCTTGCTCCGGTGCCTGCAGATATGGAGCTACTGTTCCCTTCTTCGTCTTTTCCTGTATAACAGGTTAGTTTTTCCACGTTAAACGAATACTCATTATGCTCAAAGTTATCCCAGTACCGTCCAGTCCCTACCGTATAGCCGCTGTCTGTATATGTGTGGATCTCTATCTGTCCCTGACGATTACAGAGAGCAAATCCGCCATACATCTGAGCTACATAGGAAAGGACCTCACGACAGGAATAGCCTTTCGGGTTCGCCATTGTGATTGCATCAATTCCTTCTGTTATCACCGGTACCCGTGTAATCTCTGCAATGCGTTTCAATATTGCAATCGTATCCGTATTATCTGGAAGGCTGGAAGAAAAAGGTGTTTCCAGGTTCATCATACGGTCATATGCCGTAAATTCTATCTGGTTCTCCGTCTTTTTGGGCTTTCCGGCTGTAAAATATCCAATGGGAATGTATTCCGTCAGGCCATCTATGTCCATGCCGATCTGCAGTAAAAATTCATGGTTTTCAATTGCGCCGGCGCAATCCGGGATTGTTGCTTCTACATACTGGGACACTACGGAGCCCAGGGAGAAATCATCCTCTCCTTCAGATCCGCCGGTAAACTTAATGTTTTTGGCATTCGTGATGCTGGTGTCATCATAAGTGATCAGGCTTTTAAACGTTCGGGAATCCTGCTGTATCAGATTTCCGAAGGCTTCCGTTGACTGATACATTCAGGTACCTCCTTTACTCTGTCATAAATTCCAGGGCAGTCAGCTCCTCGATGGTCAATGGATCAAATCTGGGATCATCGCATTTCTCCAGCACATCAAGAGAGACTGTCTGGATCTCTGCTTCGGTTTCGATATTCAGAAGTTCCTCAATATCTTTTGCATATCCTTCCTGATCCGGGATCACATAACAACCGTCGTTTACCAGAAACTGTCCGTTTTCGCCTTTCTGTGCGTAATGCTCTAAAAGCTCATTTCTTTCTGCAGAATAAGCTTCAGAAGCTGCGGTTACTGCCGATACGTTCTTTTTGATTGCATATCCCAATTTTACAGGGAGTTTCTTTGTTTTTATTGCAGCGTATGTGTTCAGAAAAGAAATAATTTGACTATTCCTGAGTTTCATCTGTGGTATCCTCCCCTGTTGTGCTGTCTGCCTCTTCCATGGAATCCTGCATATCCCATACTGCTTCCTGGAAGGCAGCAACCTGGGCGCGGATTTCTTTTTTGTTTTTGTTGTATGTTTCTTTGTCCTGAATGGATTGAGTTACTCTGTCAGTGCCATTGGCACTTGTTGAAAGTTCTGTAAAGAGACTCATTACAATTTTATCATCTACTTTAATGGTTCCGTTTGCTGTTAAGCTCTTATTAATTGTTAATTCTGCTGCCATGCTTCTTTTCCTCCTATTTCTGAATCACGCTTACCGATGCGCTTTTATAGTAAAATATCCCATCGCCAAGCCAACCTAGCTGTTCTTTTGACAAAGTTCCGCGATAGGAACTGATTGTCAGATCAATCCCATCATCATGGAACGAAAATGGGAAGTACCCTGCAGTCAGGACATTCTTGATTATTACAAGTTCTGATTCTGTAAGTACTCCCCATTTGATTGATATGTTCTTTTTCTGTGTGATTACATCACCGATTATCTCGCCGGAAGCAGATCTTCCGGTGTTTGATGACCAGATGATTTCATCGTTTACTGTTATCTCTGTAGGTGCAGGAAGCGTAGTATTTCCTGACCATAATATTCTTTTAGCCATACACGCCTCCTTAGTAAATCAGTTCTGATCTTCCTTTTGCTTTTGTATTCTGGTTCGTTTTTTCAATGAAATATTTCCGCAGTGTTTCCGGATCCAGACTCACTATTGGGAAATCTTTTGGCATATTTTTGATCAGATCTATCAATTCCCGCAATAATCTTGCGGTATCTCCTCCGGATAATTCAGCTGCTGCCCTTGCCATTTCCAGCATCTTTCCTTCAGGAGCTACAACTTCTCCCTGGTGTTTATTATCTCCGATCATCGCAAGCTGCGGTGTATTTGGTTTTACATAACCGCCATTTGCCAGAAATGGGATTGTTCCTATCTGCGGAATACTGAATCCATTAAATCCCCACCAGTTTCCACCAATTCCAGGAACCCAGCTTGGAACTGTAATGCGGAAACGGATGTTATTAACCCTGGAGATCATTGCATTTACAATTCCCAGTACTCCATTAAATGCACTGATAATGGCATTGATAGGAATTTTTGCAATATCTGCCAGCCCTTCAAATACGCCCCTGAAAATATCACGTATTCCTTCCCAGGCTTTCTTCCAATTCCCTGAAAAAGTACCATCTATAAATTTGATTACTCCACCAAAGACAGTTTTTATATCTTCCCAGATTTTTTTTATGTTCTCAAAGAAATTATCAAGAGTCTTTTTAAGAGTATTAAATCCTTTGGTCCAGTCTGTTTTGAATGTTCCTTTGAAAAAATCAATAAATGGCTGAAATACATATTTCTTAATATTTTCAAAAATAGCCTTTGCAATCGTGTGGAATCCTTTTAGGATTTCTTCAATACCCTTCCAGCACTTATCAAAGTCTCCGGTAAAGGCACCTGTACAAAAATCAAGAAATCCTCCTAAAATATCAGTTATTCCTTTTATCACGTCTCCTGCAAGAGCCAGGAAATCAAGGAATTGATCTCCAAGGTTCTTTATGATCGGGCCAAGGACAGGCATAATATTTTTGATTATCCATTCAATCAAAGGAACTAATAATGTTTCCCATAATGCCTGTAGATTTTCAAAGACTTTTCCAAGTAGTTCCAGAATTCCATTTATAGCGGGCTGTATATGCTCCTGCCATACTGTACTGAATTTATCTGCCAGATAATCAAGTATTGGTGATATATAGGTGTTATAGGCATCTAAGAAAGTTCCAAGAATATCGGATATTCCCTGCGTGATGGAATCTACGAATGGCTTAAAATATTCATCGTATACCTGATTCAGTTTATCGAAACTATCCGTCACGCTTTGTGCAAGCGTGTCAAATACTATTCTGCATTGTCTTAGCAGATTCTCTAAGGTTTCTTTGATTTTATCTGTATTCTGGACAATAGGCACTGTGCAAAGTTCGTTGAGATCCCGCACAAATTTAACAGCCAGATCAGCTGCCCCAAGAAATCCATCTGCAAATATCTGGATAATATCTCCGGTAATGGCTTTGGCATCATCTCCTGAAAAAACATCAAAGATATCTGCAAGTGCAACTGCATAATCGCCGCAAAGCTTCGCAATCTCTCCAGTTGCATCAAAGATCGAAACAATCCTCTTTTTAATATAATTCTTGCTCTTTGAAAGGTATTTATCGACACCACCAAGCAGGTTGTCTGCCATTGTTAAGCCAATTCTAGTTACTGCACCAGCTGTTTTTCCCAATGCAAGGGCTATGTTATCTGCACAACGATTCGCTGCAGATACAACCTCCGGATCTGTAAATATCTCTTTCAGATTTTTTCCTATGTTTTTCAGACTTCTGTTGATCGAATCAATCTTTTTGCCTGAATCGCCAAATCCAATCTGGAAACCTTTCTTAAACAGTCCTGCCAATTCCTTGCATCTTTTAAGGAGCGAATCCAGTTTTTTATTGGTTTTGTCAATTACCGTATCGCCTTCTGCAAGTTTTCCAAAATCAGTAGCATCTCCTAAGCTGGCTGTTCCCGTTCCTTTGGGATTTGAAGTTGTTGTACTGTCTTTTTTATCCAGCCTATTGATCTGGTCGAATCCCATCAGGGATCTCAGTTGTTTTGCTGCTTTTTTTGCAGCTGTCTCTACCTTATTTGTCGATTCACTAAGATTATCCGCTGCGCCAGATGCACTTTGCAGGCTGTCTTCTGCGGTACCTGCCTCATCAGATAAATTTGATATCGGAGACTCTACTGTACTCGATCCACTGGATTTCTGCCCGGTTATCAATTCTGTAAAACTTTTAAATGCATTGGCCAAAGTGACAAGTCTGCCAATCAATGTATTGACCGCTTTAATAATCGGTGTGAACAGATTTATCAGGCCCTGTCCGATCGTAGCTTTCAGTGAATCGAACTGTAGCTGTAAAATACGTACCTGGTTCGCCCAGCTCCCGGATGTTCTTGCAAAGTCTCCTTGTGCTGCTGATAATTGATCCTGTACAAATGCATAACGGAGAGCTACTTTCTCAGCTTCTGTCATCTTTGAAGTAGTCTTTCCAAATCCATTTGCTAATGCGTAACTGTCAAGAGCTGTCTGGGTCATTACGACACCCAGGTCCTTTAAGGATTCTGTTTCTCCGGTAAATACAGATTTGATCTTTGTATATGCTTCATCCTGGCTCAGATTATAGAATGATGCTACATCTCCGGCTAAGCCCGTCAGCGTGGAACCCATATCATAAGCCTGTTCTTCAGTAAAACCAAAGGCTTTTGCCATAGCTCCAAAAGTACCTGTGTACTGTTTCGCCATGGTTTCAGACAGACCAAAGCTTTGAGCTGCTGACTTGGCAAATTTGTCAACCTTGGCCGTCATGTTCGGAAATGTAACATCTACGACGTTCTGAACTTCTGCCAAGTCAGATCCAAGTTCCAAGCACTGTTTTCCAAAACTAACCAGCTTTTTTATTCCAAAAGCCGCCGTCAATGCAGCTCCGGCTTTTTTAGCCAGACCTGTAATGCCTTGCATCTGGGATTCGAATTGATTTTTATTCACTACTAGGTCAAGTCCGATCTGACCTATACTTGTTGCCATAATACCACCTGCCTCTGTCATGAGGACATCGGCACAATGGCACTACTTGTCCTGGTTGATTCTTATCTCAAATTCTTTCTTGCAGTGCCTTGCCTGGCACTTAAAAAATACGCCCCGGCATTTTGCATCCGGAGCGTACTGTACTTTCTGTTCGTGTCCACAATAAGGACACTTTACTTTTAACTTTTCAATTTCTAACCACCTCCAAGTCCGGCCATATGCATGAACATATTTTTAAATTCATTCATAGCCGTATTCATTTCACTCTTACTCATCGTTTGAGCTAATCTTCTGGCTCTTTTACTTCGCCAGGCATTTCTGATCTGATGCTGTTCTTTCGTAAAAGTTTTTAGTATTTCTTTATCCTCTTCTGCGCGAATCGCTACAATTCTTCCAAGCGCTGTTTCTGGTCCAAGTCCGATCAAAAAATCCCTGAATTCTTCCCATTTCATTCCCGCTGGAAGTTCCCGGGATAAACGAATCCCGTACTGTGACTGGAAAGAAGATATGATCAAATCAAAGTCTTCTATCAGGTCATAGTACGGGTCACTACTCTCCCTGTTCGTTTTCTCCCATTACCAAAGACATTGCAGACTGCACAATTGTCATCAGGGATTTTGCAGATAATTTCTTTCCGCTTTTCTTAAGGTTACAAATAGCATCTACATCTTCAGGTTTAAAAATAAGGTTTAACGCTTCTCCTACTGCTTCGAGGTCTCCCTTTTCAGCGAATACTCCCATCAGCCGGAGCATGGTTTCTGCATCCGCGTTTACTTCTACTTCAAGTGTTCCGATCTCCATAACTGGATTCTCTTCAAAATCCAATTTATCTGTAATATTGATTCTTTTTGCCATTATTTTCTTCCTTTCCGCTCGAAAACCTGAGGTTATACTGCTGGTGTTACAGTCGGTTTTCCGTTGCTGATAATGTCTACTTCAAGTGCACCTACGTTTGTAGCATCGCCGCCACCGCAGTTTTTCACATCAAATACTGCATTATCCCAGGAAATTGTAGTCCCATCCGGCAATCCCCACTCAAAATATCCTTCTGCATCATGACCGTTTTTAGATAATTTTCCTGCTACATAATCGTTGCCGGTATCTCCAATATTCCTTTTTCCACTGAGTGTGATCGTCATGGCCTTTGCAGTCATTAATGCTCTCTGCCATCCCTCTGCATCCATAGGAGTCCAGGTCTCCACACCATTGGAAAGTGAAGGGGAAAATGTCTCCATATCCGCAATGGTTGTAGCTGTGGATTTGTCTTTTCCAACTTTAAAAGTATTGTCTGATACAGGAAATACATTTGTCTTTCCTGCAAACTTCTGTAAATTCATCTGCAAGGTTTTATTTTTCATCCTGTTTTCCTTTCTTTTCATAAATAACAGCCATCTCAATGACCATTTCATAGATACCGGAATCATCTGTCCCAACATCCTGGATTTCATAGAGTGGCTGAATAAATTTAATGGTTGCATTATTGATCGTTGCATCTCTGACCCGTCTGAACTTGTCAAACAGCTCTGTAGCTGTCTTTTCGGTATCTCTTGGGGATTTATTCCAATGGATCAGTAAAGTTACGTATTTCTGTCCATACCCTTCCTGATCAGGGCCTCCAAGAGCTGTATGCTGCAGATACTGGTGTTTGCTGTTATATACTCCAATGGATTTCTCTTCTTTATCCGGAAGTTTTCCCATGTATACGTGTTCAGACAGATTAAGAGCAGCAATATAATCTCTCACATCTGCTAATGTCATACTCCTGTCAGCCTCCTGTAGATTCGTTTAAATGCATTCGTACAGTAATCTGCTTCTTTACCTCCTGGAAGCCAGTCCTCATACCATTTGCCTTTGGCATTCGGGTTTTCATCTGTATGGAAATGATATTCCGGATGAAAATACAGTTTTCTGGCGTATGGAGTTGTTGATACCAGAGAAACTTTTCCCTGTTTGCTTTTTGATGTATCTACAAATGTGCTTTCATTCTGCAGGTTTCCTGTATCTCTTGGAAAGACTTGTTCCTGTATAACTTCCGTGTGCAATGCCTCTGCAGTCTGTTCCAGAGCTTTTACCTGCATTTCTGTCAGTTCCCAGATTTTGGGAAGATTCAGATTTACTATTGAATTTACTTTTATCATATCAGCTGGACCTCCGTATAATTTACTGATCCATCCGGGTTCCTGGCTTTTCTTCCCTGCTCAATTCGCCTTTTCACACCGAATATGGCAGCTTCACCGCCGGATATAATGGGAAGTTCTGGGCAGATATCTCCTGGAAGCAATGCAGTTCCTGTAATCTGAACCAGTTTCTTTTCTGCTGTTAATACTGTCCGGGCTTTATCCTGGTAGTTGCATTTTCCTGAATATTTTACAGGTTCTAATGACTCTCCATAATCGTTTAATCCTTCCCGCTCAAATGACAGGCTTATATCTGTCTTGCAAAGTCGTTTAGGTACCAGGCATGGATATCTCATATAATCACCTCGCTAATAGGCAGCATAAACCGGTCTGACTGAGAAATGCATAGTCGTCCCTTTTCATTGCAATTCCTTTGTCTGTAAATACATTCCAGGAACTGCCAAACTGGGCTGATACTCCATTGATACTGTAGGATGACAAAACGCTGCTGATCTCATCTGCATTTTCATATTCAAATTCCGCCTGCCGACATACGGTTTCTCTGATGATTTCCTGTTGAAATTCTGTAAGGGAAGAAATTCCCCGGCCTACAATTCTGTTATAGGTCAGGGAATCAATATGCCTGCTGGCTGTTTTCAGATATTTTTTTAACTCAGTTTCCGGGATGCTCGCTCCGCCATATTCTGACTTATAATAATCTTCTGTTGCATAAGGTTCGTATGCCATCTCTGATCACGCACCAACCTCTGTTGTATCCACATCCACATAGATACTGTCAATCTTTCCGTCTCGTCCATTCGGAAATACGAATACATCAGAAAAAGATCTGTTCTGATACAGATATCCATCACCTTTTGTATGTCCGCCAGGTTCGAAATAATAGATACTGTTAATCTTCGGGACAGTTTTGCATGTCTGGCCACACGCAACAAGAACATTAATCTTGTGTGCACCAGTTACTCCGTCACCTGCTCCTGAATCAGATTCAGCTTTTTTCTTCAAAGGCTCAAAACCGCCCTCTTCTGGTTCCCATTCAAATGCATCATAGAAGCGCTCATCATCAATAACTTCCATGATCGGTACGCCATCAATGTCTGTTACTCTGGTTTCAATACCAAGGCCGCCTTCCGCAATCTGAGTCATTTCAATTTTACGGGTAAATTCTGTAGACTGCTCCAGTGCATCCATAATCTCACTGCGAACATACATGAGCAGAGAACCATTCGCTTTGTATCTTCTGAGTTTTCCTTTTGCAAGGATATCTTTCAGCATACCAAATACTTTTGCTTTTGTGTATGCTGATGTTGCTGTGGATCCATGATAAATATCTGTTTCCTGAGCAGCCTGAGCAACTTTTGAAAAGAACAATGCATCTGTCTCCGGAGCAACCCATGTCTGTTCAAACACGCGGGAAATATTCTGAATTGATGCCGTCGCATTGGTCTCATCAACGTCTGCCTTGTCCACCATGAACTCAATATCACGGTCATGAGTTAATGTATACGGTACATCCTTCTGAGCATATGTGCCTTTATTCCATCCGCCCTCACGGCTATGATTTTTATAGCCAGATGTGCTCATCTGGGTAAAATGGAATGTTTTCGCATCAAGCCATCTTACATTACTAGTTACAAATGGTGATGTCAGTGTTCCCTGCATCAGGATTTCGAGGAGCTCCGAGCTCCACTGTTCTGCATAATTTAATGCCATAGTTTATACCTTCTTTCTTTTTAGTTCCAGCGATTCCAACGTTTTGTTGGCACTGCTGTTTGGTTTGTAGTTGTCTGAGAATGCTGTGCCGGATTACCGCCAGTTCCTACCTGAGTAAAACCGGTCTTTCCGTCAGCCTGTGGTTTCAAAGCCGGAACAGCTTCCAATACCGTATTAAGTGCTGTTTTCAGTGCTTCTTCGTTAATCTTCCCATCCTGTCCTGATGCCTGACTAAGATCAGCCATTTTCAAGACGTATGGAATTGTCTTTGCATCAAGCCCCAGGGATACTGCCATCATTGTAGCTGCGTTTTCAACCTTTGCGGCCTGCACTGCTGACTGTGCTGCTGTCAACTGGTTCTGAGTCTCTGTAATCTGACTCTGCAGTCCTGCTACATCAGGAGTATTTGCCGCCTGCTGCTGTTTGAATGATGCAATTGCCTGGTCCATCTGTTCCTTTGAAAGCCCCTGCTGTTTAAAATAGCCTTTTAAAACAGATTCCTCTGTTACGCTCTGCTTTCCCGCGATCAGACTGGCCAGTTTATCATAATCAAACTGTGGTGTCTGCTGTGTTCCTGTTGGTGGTGTTCCGCCTTCTGCTCCTGAACCTCCTCCACCGTCACCAGTTCCGCCTTCTGCAAATGTCTGCAGGTTCATTGATAATTTGCATCTGAATCTCTTGTACATTTTTACATGCTCCTTTACAGTTTTTTATGTGCTGTCTGCACGAATACAGTTTTACGTGTGTCTCACATGAACAGTTGTTAACCCGGTGTCTCCGCGTAGTTTTAAGCCTTCGGGCATAAAAATAAGGCGTTTCACCCTACGCCTCAGCGGGAGATTCTGAATCACCGCCTTTCTGTTCTGGGATCTCTTTAGCTACTTTTAACGCTATAAGATATTTCCCTCTTTCTTTTGATACTGAATATTTGTCTCCGACCTTTCGAAGTTTCAGATTGTTTTCTTTATCGTAGAAATTATGGATAACTTCGATTTTCATGCTCTCACCTCCCTCTGTTGCGCCGGCGCAATTTTAAAAAAGAGTATAAAAATACCACCTGCCATTTCTGACTGGTGGTACTAAATACGTCCTTCTTTTTTCAATTTCTTAATTTCTTCTTCTGTAAGCTTTCTCGGTTTACCCAGCATTGCCACTCTGTCCTGAAAGTCTTTATAGGCTTTCTTTTCCTTTGATTTCATCTTCATACGATCACCTGCAATTCTATTTCTTTTTCTTTCTTTGATACTACTCTGAATATAGTATCCTTGTCAAGCAATAACTCTCTTTGCTTAGGATATCTGCTTATCCTTTCAATATATGCTCCTTTGCTGCCTTTTGGTACATATATCAAAATTTTATATGATTTGTTCAACGCGGCTCCTTGAGTCACCGAAGTACTGATAAACTGTCCTTCCGTGACCAGATCATTTACTTCAAATTCATCATAAAGTGGTATGTCCAGATTTCTATATGTAATAACATCATGCTGAATCTTACTCTTTTTCAATGCACCTGATATTGTTTCTGCATACTCTCTAAGTTTTTTATCTTCTGCTATATCTCCACGAAGCATAGCATTAAGCCGTTCAAAGAATCGAGCCGGCTTTTGATCGCCAGAATTGAACGTGTATTTTTCAATCGCTTGTTTTTCTTTTTCTGATAAACGATCAATCCAATCCTGTGATTCTGTACGAAGAAGGCTGACAATCTGATTCTGCGGAACTGCGTGGAAATCCGCAAGTGGTCTTTTTGATTCTGCATATTCCTGGCTGTCCATATTACCAGTCTTCATTCTTACATGTTGCCACTCTTTTTGTTTTTGTCCATACACCTGTTGGTTCTCCGGATCCAGAGAGAATTGTGACAGCCTATTATATTTCTTTTCCTGGCGTTCGGCATATTGCTGACGTTCCCGCCTGGCGTTTTTCTCTGCAAGGTTGTTGAGCTCTTCTCTGGTATATTTCCTATCGGGTGGAGTATTGACTCCTTCAATGTAGGTTGTATGGCTGTCACGGCATCGGGGATGGTAAAGTCCAGCTGCTATGGCAGCACTTATCAGCGGATACTTAATTCCTGTAACGGGAGATACTCCGTCTTTCGGACCTCCGCTCCATACATCATCAATCATAACTTTCCCCACGAACGGAACGCATAGAGGACATGGACATCCGCTGCCACGTTTATTGATAATCACTGTGTACACGCCCCATTCCCGACGTTTCTCTCCTTCCCCCTGCAGGTACGCTCTTTTCGTTGCTGTTCGGATTGCCATATCTGCATAGTCTGCAAGGGTATGTCTGGCACCATTGGCATATTCCACGCAATTTAGACCTGCTTTGAGAAAATCCTTAGTTGCCATATCCACAGCTTTTTCATAGGTTCCTGCACCGGTATTGGCATATACCTGAGCATTATAAATAATTCTCCGATATTGATCATTAGCCATGCGAAGCACTGCAGTTTCTGCTTTCTTCATATCATCCGTTGTGGCTTTGATCAGAGCCTCCAGCTTTCGATCATTCAGTTTAAAAAATTCTGCAGTACCTCCCTTGCTTATTTTATTTTCCGGAAAGCCTTTTTTTATGGCATTCAGAATAGTAATCTCCTGCTGCATATTTCCTTCTGCTCTTGCAGTCCGAATCAGCTCCGCTATCTTTGCATTGATATCCTTAAACTGTTTGCCATATTTCTTTTGATTATTATGTTTATATTCTTCCAGGGATTTCAACATTTCTGTCTGCCACATGGACCATTGTTTGTCTTCGTCAATTTCTTCTTGCTTATGAGATTCCATATTGCGGATCATGGATGCTATGAGTTCATTCTCTATAGCTTCAAAGGCAGCTCCAATATCGTATTCATCATTTATCCTTGCCATTAGACAATACCTTGAATCCTTGAGACTTAAACTGTCGTGTCAGTTCCTTCAATTTTGTAATGCTGTCGCAATGATCACATCGAAGTTCCGCATAATCTGCTTTTTCCAAGGCATATACGCCCATGGGAACCTGTTCTTTTGCAATTTTAAGAAGTCCCTGATACTCCCTTCTGTTCATCCGGTATATTCGATTGTTTACCTTCACTTTCATCTGATCCGCCTCCTGTATCTACTTCAAAATCACCAAGTTCCATATTGACTGCCGGTTCTTCCAGATCCTGGATTCCCTGTTCTGCTTTCAGACGGGCTATTTCTTCTTCCTTGCAATGTTCATCCAGACTGTCTCCGTAAAGTTCCTCCACGCAGCGCTCAATGCTCATAATTCCGCCCTGTTTTGCTTTGGCTACTGTTTCCACCTGGGATTCAAAAGAAGGGTTGGCGTATTCCCCAAAAGGAATATTTACTTTCACTTCTTCTATAGACTGCTTATGAAGGATATTGTTGGCATTGATGCACATTCCCACTACATTTGGCAGTGTTTCCTGCATTGCCTCCACAATAGAATTTCTGGTATAGAGAGTAGTTTTTTCTTTCTCTCTCTGTGCTTCCGCATTGTCCAGTTTCTTTGTATCAATACCGAGAGTAGAGGGGCTGATCACTCCCTGCAGGCACAGATCCAAGGCTGTTATGTATGATGCCAGATAGCTCTCATGTGGAATTGCCGGCTGTTCCATCATGATCTGGTTTTTCTGTCCTTCTCTCATATCCCCTTCTGCTGCCAGATAACGGTTATCGAAAGGATTTGGTTTCATAAGCTGTCCTGTTTCGGGATCATGAGGGATCAGGCAGTCAGGGACGTATGTCTTTGCCCGTCCTGCTCTCAGGGCATCCATCCACTGTGACCATGTCTCATCCAGAGAATCAAAGTTGTCCAGCTTTCCATCAAAGATGCTTCCACCCCGTCCCTCATATTTGGCAGATTCAAAGATCATGAAGGGTTCTGCCAGGATCAGTGAATCATCAAATGTAACGTCTTTAAGATTCTCTGTTGCCTTGATCGTTTTCATATCTACAAGTTTATTTCCCTGGTACAGTTCGTTAATGATATATCCATATCCGTATCGTTCGTTCAGAACATAAGTCCTGCCTTTCTCGTAATAAGGAGTTTTAAATACGATCTCACGGATCCGGTCTCTCTGGTAAACAAATTCTACTCTGTCTCCCGGGTACCATTCCAGGATCGGATAATCACTGATAGAAGTATCAATAACTGCTTTAAAAGCTCCATCACCAATAAACAGAGCCTCTTTCAATGCGCTCTCCATCTTTTTCCGGAACTTGTTCTCTTTCTCTATCTCTTTCCAGAGTGATTCTTGAGCTGGAGACTCAAATTCGAACTCATCCATATCCGGCAGGACTACTGTAGAAAGTGTCCGCACGGTTAATCCAGGCAGCCCCGTATGGATTTTTCTCATATCCATACCCGGGGAGCATTTGCTTGTCCAGAACTTATATTTGTCTGCATATTCGCTGTTCTGCTGATAGAACTGTTCCAGTTCATTACTGTCTCCTCTGTACCAGATCCTGTTGCGGATCGAATGGCCCTCGAAGTCCAGCATTTCGTTGATCTGGAAATTATATGGATTTGCCGGGACCACGTTCAGCCAGCTCCGGACTGTCTTTTTAATATTCTCATTCAATTTATCCATCCATTTCACCTTTTCGTTTCCTCCGTTTCGAATCCGATCATATTCCGATATGGGATCCAGCCATACTGCTGGGAGTTTATCGTATGGTCGTTTCGGTCTTCTGGGATATCTTTCTCTTCATCCCAGGAGTATTTCTCCAATTCAGCTATGTGATTGATACATGTATCTACAACCAGATAGCAATCCTGTTGTATCCATCCAAGCTGAAGCTTGATTCTATCCAGAATTTCTACTTTTTTGTAAGATTCTACAAAGTTGTACATGCAGCCATGAAGACGTTTGTACTTTCTCAATTCTGTGATCGTAGCAGCATCTGCGCAATCAACAAAGGTATCTTTTGCAAATCCCCAGTCCTTTCGGCATTTCTCCAAAAACTCTATGAATTTTACGGCTGTATCGGAAGGAGCGAGCGGCTGATCCAGATCTTTATTGCTGTATACTTTTTCAGCCAGTGTGATCAATCTCCTGTCCTCTGTGATTCCCTGGAATATCATTGCGATTGTATCCGGAGATTTCGAAGAGTATGAAGTATCCAGACCACAGGTAAACTTTTTAAATTTCAGTTTTCCTGTTGCCATCTGAGCTTTTACCCATTTCTCAGAAACAACGTGCTGCTTCCTGCTGAAGTTAGGGAATATCAAGCCTGTTGCTTTTCCTCTCAAGCCCTGTATCTTGTTTTTCCAAATCTTTGTGCCTTTCGGTGTATTCTGGATGATCTGCTGTTTCTTTTCTTCCGAAAGTCCGGCATTATCGTCAAAAGAAAAGAACCAATGGACCCATCCGGGTTTTGGTTCTTCTCTTAATTCATCTTTTATTTCCTGTGGTGTGCCCTCTGCCCATTCCGGCAAAGGTCTGCTGCAATTGATATATTCTTTGTATACATCCAGAGTTGGATCATCTGGGTTGAGGGTTGCCATAAGATAGTCACACCGCATAGACGCTTCCCGGACAAAGTCAATGTCTGCTGTATTAACCTCGTCAATATACAGGCAGCCATACTGTCCGCCTAAAGCTTTCTTCCATTTCTTTTTATTGCCATATCCAAGAACATATATTGTCTTATCACCCTGTGGGGCATGAAACAATATATGGGGAATCTTATCATCTTTTGTTCCAGATCCGTTGTACTCTACCAAAATTCCAAAATCATCCAAAATCCCTAATTCTTTATTGATGATATTCTTTTCTGCTGTTCCTGTATCGTCCGCTGCGAGAATATGCAGTTTCTTTGGAGATTCGGCAACTTTACACATAAATTTAAAAAGTCCTACTGTTGTTTTCCCTGCTGCCGTAGTCAGGTTCCTTCAAGAAATTCTACCGGAGCACTGCAATGTAGAAATGCTTTGTATTTATCTGATAATACTAATCTCTGAGAACTCATGAAGGTTAACCACCCCCTCGGAGCTGCTCCAGGATGTCTCCCAGTTTCTTTTTCTCTTCATCCAATCCGGATACTTCCAGTTTATCCTTAAACATTCCCAGGTGTCTTCCAAGAAGTTCCAAGGCCTGCTCTTTATTATTTAATTTCACTTCAATGCCGAATTTGCCCTCTTTTATCCCGGCAATAGCTCTGATTTGCTGCTCATCCAGGTTTGCTGTGTCTTTTATGTTTGCCTGCCCGTCTTTAACTTCTACATAGTCTGTAGCTTTAGCAAAAGCTATGGCAGCCAGTTCTTTCAGTACCCTGTCCTGAGTGATTTCTGTCCGCTTCTGGCGTTCCTGCATCCGTTCCTGAATATATTCCGCAACCTTGACATTTCTCAACATCCTGCTGCCGGCTTGGGCTGCTGTTTCATCCCGTTTTACAGACGGATATGCTTTTCGGTAAGCCCTTGTGGCATTTAAGTCTATCAGGTATTCATCTGCAAATATTTTCTGTTTTTTTGTCACTCAGCCTCACCACCTCTCATTCGTTTCGTTTTTGAGTATAGAAAAAGCAGCCCTGAAGGCTGCCTCTTCCCATGCTTTAACTAAAATATTCTTCTAAAATTCTCATTATTTTTTCTTCTGATAATTTATTTCTATCCACTAATGCACATTCATTACTATTCCTGGCACAAAATATAAGATTCACTTCTCTACCTATATTTTCTCCTAAATAATTATCCATAAATTCCAGATTTTCTCTTGATATGTTTTTTTCTTCTTCCGTTTTCATTATCACAGGATATATTTCTTCAGGCATTGCACACTTTTTACTTTCGTGAAAATTTGCATATGTTATAAATGGATACTCTCGCGATTCTATATACCCATATTTTTTAATCTTTAGGTAAATATATGGTTCCTCTTTTTCAATTATCTTCTTTAATTGTTCGACCGAAAGTACTTTATCTGTCATATGGACATCTGTTGCAAAATCAGGATTAATTGTATTCTTTTCCATAATTCTATTTCCTCATATAGGTGATTGCATATCATTTAATATTTTCTAATTTGGCGTTGAGCGTCTATGTCCGCTCACTTTTACTCCATTGCTTCGTTTATATGGTTTTACAACCACAATTTTCTTATTCTGAGTTCCTCTAACGCTTGATTTTGTCTTTGCCATATTCTTCTACCTTTCATTTAATGTAGAAGCGTCCAACTGGTAAATACGCCTCAGTGACTCTTTAGTAACTATCGAATATTTAATTACTGATTCTTCTTTTTATCTGGTTCAGGTCCAGGACCTACCCAGAATCTAAAAGCTTTCTTACCGTGATCTCTGGCATAAATTTTTTCGCCATCTTTTCCGGTAATCCATGCTCTAAAAATCCACATAGATTTACCCTCCTTTCGCAATTCACTCTTGCAAAAAGGTAAATCCAGTGGTACAATTCAATTGACTAGAAGGAATTGTAACCAGTTGAACGCTGTGTTTACTATTTTCGCAAGAGCCAAGCATCTCATGGTGCTTGGTTTTTTGTATGCATAAAGCCTTTAGCTTATACAAACGCACTTACTATTCTGTTTGAAATAAATCAAGTATTTTTTCCTCGTAATCTGTATAATTACGGTTTCCCTTGTAAAGCCAGCTTCGATAATACCAATACGCGTATTTTGCGGCTTCATTACTAAGGTCAAAAGTATCTCTTATTGTATCTGGACTGATTTCATCTATGAAATTATGAATTAACGGTGGTGGTGCCAGCGCATATTTCGCAAAAAAATTCGCCTCGGCTTCTTCCTCTTCCTTACCTTCTATATGGCCCATCGCGTAATGCCCAATCTCATGCATTATTGTTTGGTTTATCCGTCCATAGCTTTTGCACGAATCGTTATAAAATATTTTCCATTCTTGATTCTGCAAATTGCAAATTGAAAATCCATCTTTGCTTTGATTTATTGCTGCCTTTCTCTGCTTTTTAGGCAAAGCTGAATAGGGAATAACCATAAGCCCCATCTTAGTAGCCATTTCAAATGCACTAATCGGAATACATCTAATTCCATATATAGAAAATGTATCAATTACCGTCCTCTTAATTTCCTCATATTGTTCATTTTCCAGACGCATATACTCTCCTACTTGTTACATTAAAAAATTAATAAGTTCCATTTTCTGCTCTTTTGTCATTTTTGAAGCATTTCGTGCTAAAATTACTCGTGCATCCTCGAAATCCTGTTTACTGTCTTCCTCATTTTGGCTCAATAAGTAATCAGTGGTTGTGCCTAATGCCTTTGCAATCTTAATCAGAGTGGCGCCTCTTGGTATGCGATCTCCTTTTAAATAATGGGAAATTGCCGATTCTGTCACTCCTGATAAAGTCGCCAGATCCTTTTGCGTCATCTTACGGTCAGAAATCACTTCTGCCATACGCTCTGCTATGCCCCTTGCCATTTTGTTTTCCTCCTTATTAGCATCCGGTTGCTACAGTCATAATATACCCCAAAATTATCACTTTGTCAAGTAATAATAATTTTTTTGTTTTGGTTTTATAATTCGCATAATTGAATTGGGTGGTAAGATTCCTTTAAAGTTAAATATCAAAAATCCCACCAAGTAACAATACTCAGTAGGATTTTCTTTCTAAGCCTATTGTAATAATATCATAAAAAGGATGTGTCGTTCTATGTCATCTTGAAATTTTGAAGTGCTGATGAATGAATTCTATGTGTTTGTTTCCAACTATATTTAATCTTTACGGCCACTTCTTCCCATTTCATTCCAAGTATGTACCGTAGTCTCAGCACTTCCTGCTCATCCTCATTCTCCATCTGCCGGATCTGTCTCTCAATCTTCTGATAGCATCTGACTCTCTCCAGGCGTTCCTCTTTCAGAAGTTCTATCTGTTCATCTAAAATAGCTGCATAATCGGACAGATCTGAATGATTACTGCCGTGTGGCATTCCATCATTGAGCACCGACGGAAACATCTTGTCCAGTCTCAGCCGCTGGATCTCATCCAGGATGTCCTGCTCTCTCTTTATTGCCCGCCGGTAAGATTTTAAGTATTCTTTCTTCTGTTCGTTTTCTTCCTGAATTGTAATCTCTGTCGTTTCCATCGGTATCGCTCCCCTTTCACAAATTCTTCAAATCTGTATCACATATTGCTCACATTTTCTGGATATATTATTACCTGTACAGAGCAAAGAGTAATTGCAAATAAAACTTTTTTCTTTTTCATACTTTTAGCCGGGAGCTTTTGATAGTTCCCGGCCTCCTTCTTTTTATCGGCTCCATTCCTTTCCAGATCCTAAATCTTTTATCCTGGTTATCTTTAATCCCATGCGGTATGCCATTGCTCTGAGTATGCAATAATCTCTATATGTATGCTCTGGCATATGATCTGCTGCCTGAATTGCTTTGCTGGCTGTCGGATCCGGATAGCCTTCTTTGTTCTTTCCTGTCATTCTTATGTCCTCCCACATAATTTTAAAAACCAGTTTCTTCGCATTTCCCATTCGGTCCATATTGGATCCTGTTTTGCAATGGCTGTATCTATCACTTCTATTGCATATCTATGACCAATTGCATAATTTCCATAATAAGCTCCTGATACTGCACTTTCGGAACACGTCAGTCTTTCTGCTGCCTGTTTCAGCGTAACCGCCGGTTCTATAGTCTTTCCTGTCTTTATGTCTGTGATTTCATATAAATTCATTTCCTCTCCTCATAGAATCTGCATTCCTTGCAGTTCGTTCTGGCTGTAACATATTTGCCTTTGATGATGTGCATGTTCGGGCAGGTGGGACGGGTGTATACTGCTACAGCTCCGATGTGTCCTGTACTATGTTTACATATTTCTGCTCTTGTGCTCATTTTCATCCTCCAGATAGTTTTTACCAAATAGTTTTACAAATTGTTCCCTGCTGCCACATTTCTCTTCAAATGCTCTCTGACCAATCCGCTGCAAAGTAATTCGGACTTCTTTGTTTCTATGTACGGCTATATCTGAAGTTCTATGACATTCCGGGCAAAGATATACGGTTAAGCCATATTGCTCGGAGTATTTGCGATTTGCACTGCCATAGATGTGATGGCGTTCTGTATAACCTGTTTTTCCGCAGATGAAGCACTGACCTTTTGCATCTCTGTCTATGATACTTTTGTGGTGCTTCTTTCGTTTTTTTCTAATGGTTCCTTTTGGGAATAACAATCCTTCCTGATTCATACCCAGTATCCTTTCATTGATGGTACATCAAATTCTGTTCTCTGGAAGAATATCCCTATCCAGTGTGTCTGAATATCTTTCTGTAATTCTTCCAGTGTATCTTTTACGATTACAGTATCTGTTGGTTTGGTTAATTCAAATATTCTGCCTATGGATTTCGTCGGATAATCTTCCGGGTGTTCAAATACTGCAATGATCGGGAATCTGATATCCTCTAAATTTATCTCCTGTATCGATGTGACGATCTTATCCATTCATTTCTCCTTGAAATATTCCGGTTAAAGTCTTCTACTGCTCTGGAAGCTTCCTGTTTCTTCAGTTCTGACAGACCGCCCCAGGGTTTGCAAAGAAAATCATGGAACCGGCGGCTACTGTAATGCATCCATCCCGGAGGATTCTGACCGGTTACTTTTCTAAATAATTTCTTTGTCTGTCTGAGATTCATTTTTCTCCTTTCCCCTTCCTGTGATCTGACAGGCTCACACAGGAAGGATGTATCTATGTGAATTTTAGGGCACCCTTAATCTTCCCAGGGTCTTCCGTTATGGTCTACTTTTCCGTTTAACCATTCATTCCAGAAGTCCGGATCCAGAAGTGTGTTGTATGTCTTGTTTGCAAACTGCCGCATAGCTCTTGCTATATACTCAGCTGTTCCATAAGCTGTTAACGTATCTATATACTCTTTTCTGGTCTTAGGTTCTGCTGCCGGTGGCTCTGATCCGGATTGCGCCGGCGCAATTTCCTGTTCTTTCGGTTCTACGGGTTTGGGCATATATTCCGGATGGTTTTCAATGCTGTCCTGACCTGGAATCTGTGGTTCCGACTCTGGAAGTGCTGTTTCTTGACTTTTTTCTATGTTTTCCGATTGAGATTCCGGCGTTTCAGAATAGAAATCTGCTTTAGGCTTTCCTGGTACGGAGTCCTCTTTTTCTGGAACTGCTGTTTTTTGACCTTCTGTATGGTTATCCACAGAGTTTTCCACTTTTCCAGTTGGTTTTATTTTTTCTGGCTTCTTCTTTTCCGGTTTCTTTGCCTTTTGGACTTTGGACTGTTTCTTATCTGGTTTGATTTCCTTCGGCTCTTCTCTTGGAAATTCTTCTCCGTACTGTTCTTTCCAGGATTCCTCTGGTCCGTTTGTGAAATCCATAAGTTTTCTAAATGCCGCCTCAAGCTGCTGCCAGGTGAAATCCTCTTTTTCCTGTGAACGGACATTGATCAGTCTTACCTGTTGTTCGCTTAGTTTCAGTGATAAGAGTATGCGTCCTGTTCCCGGAATACGGAGGGAATAGATTTTCTCTTCATCCGGAGCCAGGATCTCTGCTGCTGCCTGGCTTTCATTTATGTAAAGGGTTTCGAACAGGTCTATATATATCTGCGGTTGATCTTTCCCCAGCTGATATGCCGTCTGTTCCAGGATAGAAGGAAGCTCTTCCTGTGTCTGATCTGTTTCTTCCATCATCACTTCCAGATCTGTGATCTCATTTTCCTCTTTCAGTTCCGCACTTAAGGCTCTTACATCTTCTTTGGAAAAGTTCTCTGTAATCTCGTCACTTATAATGTCCGGAAGCGTCAGCATCTCCATCAGGATTGTTTTGCCTATGCCGGTATATTTTTCTTTCAGTCTTCTGGAATATCCATCCTCTGAATATTTATCATTGAGCTGTATGTATCGCGTCGTCTGATCTGGGCGAAGTCCATATTCTGCACGGGCAAATTCTCCCATTGAACTGTAGCCGGATTCCTGAAGGACTCCTGTGTCTCTTGCGACTTTAAGCTGATATCCCAGTTCTACAGCACCCTGGGCCATGGTCATTGCCCCTGTCCTTATCTTTTCCACTGCAAGATCTGTGTCTCTTTTAAATCCCTGATAGTCTGTTGTCATGTTTTCCACTTATATCGCCTCCATAAAATCTTCTTCCAGTTTCTTCAGGACAAACGTATTCTGGTTTTTCTGAAGTTCCTTTATGTTCTGCTCCCTTAAAATGGCACTTTGGGCAGCGTGTTTCTTATCCTCTTTCGTGAGTCTCTTTTTGATTTCTTTCTGCCACAGTTTCAGAAATCCGCGTATTTCCTCTATCCCCGGTTCCTCATCATAGTAGGAACGGTTCTGGCGGATCGTGCCACCCGGTTCAAATTCTATTGTGTAGAACGGGATGCCCGGTTCCTCCTCCCGTCTCAGGAAACCTATGAAAGTCTCTCTGTTCTCTATCCGGTTAAAATATCTCTCAGAGCTTCCGGCGCAGTGATGCAGGGCATACCCTTCCCGAACGATCTCTACCGGGTTTTCCGGCATGATCATTCTGTAACCCTCTGCTGCAAATTCATATTTTTCCTTTACTTCTTTCATTACTTCCGTTGTTCCAGGAAACTTTTCTTCCATTATCCGGGCTTCCTGCTGCCGTAATTCTGGATTTTCACTCATTCTTCTTACTGTGTCCAGTTTCTTTTTATCGGTTATCAGTTCGTCATGTCTCTGTTTCAGGTCTTTGGGCTTATAGAACAATTCGTCATTCAGATTTTTATTCTGTGCCTTGCGCATGAATAAATAATCCACCCATTGGCTTAATGCCCTTTGCGGCGTCCCATAATGCTTTCCTGCCTGCTTCCGGATATAATTTACAATCTGTTCTATACTCATTCTGTCTATGATCTCATCCGGAAGTTCTTCGATTTCTTTTGTCGCGATTCTGTTTTCTTCCAGATAGTCCATGGTATTTTTCGGAATCTTACAGCCATAGGCTTCTGCATATTTGAGCCATTCCAACCGGATGCATCCACCATTCTCATCCCTGAGGCGATTGATCTTCTGTTTATCCGTCAGCCCCATGACTTCTTCTATGCTGTTTCCATTTACGGATAAGGGTCCTGGATAAGAGCCATTATATGCCCGGCATGATCTTGCAGTTTCCTTACACAGACGGTAAAAACGTCCTTTTGCCAGATATTCCATCATAGTTCCCAGCTTGTGAAGGTGACAACCTGCTGCCATGAGGGAATTGTAATTGAGCATGAGTCCCAGTCTTGTCATCTCCACAAAAGCATTTGTCACACTTTCATACTCTGTTCCTTTTAATGCCTCCGGAATTCCTTTAGGATACAGAAAGCAATCCTCCATCCGTTTGTTTTGTGGGTTGCTTGTATACCAGTCACTTCTTATCAAACCGTTACTCCATTCATAGGTTTCCCCGTCCTGGTTGTAAAAGATCCTATAGTTTGGTCTCACATGTCCTTTGTTATATAAAAGAATACGTACACCTTCCTCCAGAAAAACACGGTGACCATTTATACAGTGTTTAATTTCTGCCCTGTAGTGTCTGGCGACACCATATTCCGGAGTTATCCGTTCCAGCTTGCAGGCTCTTGTTTTGCTCCATATCCGCTGTGTTCTCTTTTTTACCACTGCTGGCTGTCCACATTCCGGGCATTTTCTGGTTTCTCCCTGTCTGGGTTTATCCAAATTCTTTTCCAGTATCTGAGAGCCGCAGTTACTGCATCCATAAGTGTTGTTTCCTTTGTTCCAGAAGAGATATCTTTCTGTGCTGCAGATTTTATAAAGCCACTCTTTAAATTCTTCATCGTTATCTGTGATCCCTTCCATAAGCCGGTCAATCTTCCGGTATTTGTTATCGAGACTGCGGAGACGCTTTTCTTTACCGTAATCCTCTTCCATGCTTTCGATCTTAGACAGAAGATATTTATCCGAATATACGGTCTGTACGGCATTTTTCACAGTTTCTATATCTTCTTTGGTATCCCACCTGACTTTTTCAAGTATTCTGGAATTATAAAAACTTTCATACAAAGGATCGTATCCCATGATCCGGATCAGCTTCTGGGTGTTCCAGTCTCCCTGTTCATATCTGCCGGCATGCTCCCCGGTTTCCGCGTTTAATACATAACGGCTGATATATCTGTTGTACCGGAACAGATCCAGAATCAGGTACTCTTTCTCAGTCTGGGCTTTTACAATGATCTTTTCTCCGATATCCTTTTTGTTCTTATGTCTGGGTATTGGTATCGGTACCTTTTCAATCAGCTTATATTTCATCGTCTTCCCTCCGTACCTCTCCGGAATTCAAAAAATATGTTCCGTCTTTATCGGCCAGAAAAACTCTGGCAGCTACAATCACTCCGTTTATATCTTCCTCCATCAGCCCGCCTACTGCTCCGGTCTGTAAATAAACTTTCGGATTTCTTCCCCGTGCAATCGCAATCTCGTCTTTTTGTGCCCGCGCAATTTCCTGTTTTATCTGCAGATGGGCAGCTGTCCTTTCCCAATCCATTTTGGGATTCTGAATCATGTATTTCATGGATATCCCGGCAAATGCTTTTAAATCCAATTCTTTCACCAGGGTGATCTCTGTGCAGCAACAGCGAAAATGCTGTTCTTCGTTGATGTCTCCTGCTGCCTCGATCAAAAAATATCTGTTTCCTGCGCCTAAAGGAAAATAGCTCAGGCAGTCTGGAGCATATTCAGCGAAATGCCAGCCATTCCGGTATACTTTGCATTCCTTTTCTTTATAGGTTTTTCCCGGTTCAAGTTTTACTCCGGATCCGTATGAAGTAGCCAGTTCTTTTGAAAATCCTTTAATTCCCTGCATCTTACGCCTCCAGGTAATATTCTTTTGCAATCCTGCGCACGTCTGCCTTGGTCTCCCCGCCTTCATAGACCGGGCTGCGCATGGCTTCCTTTTTGCCATTCATACGAAATTCTGCCAGTTTCACAATTGCGTCCGGTACCTGTATTGCGCACTCACTCGAAAAAGTGAGGATCTTCGCAAGGCATTCCGTCAATGATTTCTCTTTTTTTCTCACAGCAAGGCACAGTTCATCGTTTCCATCCAATAACGCCAGGATGGTATCTTTCTGATCAAGCTGATGTCCCTTTATTCCCAGTTCTTTCGCTTCACCTTCGATTTTGGCAACTGCTGCCATGTAAGGAGTTGCAAGAGAGTCCACGATATAATCCATGTAGTCTTCTGCATCTTCTTTTTCCAGACCGTTTTCCACTGCCAGGGTGACCAACGCTTCCAGATCACCTTCCTCTCTTTCCGCTGCTGCTGTGCGGATCAGTTCCTCATAATCCATCTTTCCAAATTTATCAAACATTGTGTTCTCCTCTCCTTGTGTTAAAATTCCGTCTGGAATCTTACTGCATGACCGCTGAGCTGTTTATCTATCTCCTGCCAGAGGTCTGCATTTTTTAATTCCCGGTCCCCGCTTCTTTTCCATCCGTTTGTCTTCCATACGTTAAGGTTCTTATGACCATTTGCAAGATATTGGCAGGTTGTATGGATTGTGATCAGGGACGGTCTGCGTATTCTTTTCAGGGCAGCGATCAGTCCCAGCATGACAAGGCGGTGTGGTGTGGTATCTTCTGCTTCTTCTCTGCCGCTGATCGGATTCCCCGGACCTTTGGGAAAATCCTGGCTGGCAATGATATATACACACCTGCCCTTCTTTATCCTTGCACTTTTATCCCTGACAATAAGGGAAATATCTACTCTTGTCATTTTCTGGTCCATCTTCAAATCCTCCTGTCTATCTTTACAAGTGTGTAATGGCGGTACGCGTATCCTGTCACAGGATTGATCCCTTTTTTGATGGAATCCGGATCCACATAATAGCCTTTAGGAGCTTTAGGTTCTCTGAGGACACCATCTTTATCTATCAGGGAACGTCTTTTTATTTCTTTTCTGTCTGGCTCTTTGCGGATCAGGTTTCTGGACGGATGATATGCTTTTGCTTTTTCCGGTTCCCATTCCTGTAAGGGTGTTGCTATGTACTCTGCCAGATCTCCGTTCTTCAGGTCGTATACAACTTTCATGTTCGGATTCCCATGTGTCCAGAGTTCCCTGACAATCTTCTCTGTCCGGGTCTCTGTATTTGACTCGGCATTTAAGAGGATATGGATGTGGATCGCACCCCTCTTTCCTATCTGTGGTCTCCAGATATACTTTAAGGTCCAGCCATATTTCCGGTATCTGGTCTGAAGCTGCCTTATAAATTTCTGCATATGCTTTATCATCTCTTCCCAGCTTACTCTCTTGTCTTTCTGGTAGGTGAGTGTGATCCAGCTGTCTCCAGTTGTGAAGTTCCACTTTACCAGTCTCCTGAGTTCTCTCACCCTCTTCCACTGATTCTGCCTTATGATATCTTCCGGGGTGGGTTCCTTCTTCGGCTCCCTCTTCTGACCCCTTGCACCATATCTTCCTGTATGCTTTTCCTCTACCTCTAAGGTTTCCCCACAATCCCATGTATCTCTTATGTATCCACACTTCATATGTCACCCCGGTGTCGTAAGTTTAATACCCTTAATCAAGCCCTGAATGGACTTCCCTGTCCCCTGAAAAAGGTTAAAAATATAGCAGGTTTTCTCCTGCTTAAATCTTGACTTTTCGCCACCTGGATGTTATATTTTTTACAGGTTTAATATCCAAGTGGCAAAAGTCACCCTGACTCATGTATTTGCGTTACATGAGTCTTTTTTTATTCTATGTGTTCGATCGGTCCGTAGAGGCCCTCCATTTCTTTTGCTCTCCGGTGTGCTTCTTCCATAGTTCCTACGTAACTTGCAAGTGTCTTGTTTCTGAACCTGACAATTCGGATGGTTCGCTGCTGATCCGAAGGAATTTTTACCGATTCTTTGGTTCTTCTGGAAATCCGTTCTACTTCCCTCATTCTTTCTTCTTCAGTCATTCTGTTCTCTCCCCGATCAGACTTTTGAGATACTGAATGCATTCTTCCGACCATTCTTCTATATACTCATTGTCTTCAAAAGCAAATACCTTTGTTTTTGTTATGATCGTTAATGTTTTTGTGTTTGTGTCATAGTTGTATGCCACATAAATATTCTTTTCTTCCGCTTTGAGTACAAGTTCCAGAATCTCTCTTATTTTGTCTCTGAACATGTTTCTTCCTCCTGAACTCTTCTAAGCTGATCTACCGCCCAGTATGCGGATATCCCAAAGAGGATGTTGAACCAGACTGGGATGTCCACATATTTCCCTGCAAGTATGCAGAGGGCTATGATTATGTATTGTTTCATGGCTTGTCCTTTCTGCCGCCTTAACCGGCGGCTTTTCTTTCGTAGTTCATATTCAGAAGAAGTTCATCCTGTCTCTGGATGAGCAGACATTTGATTTCTTCTTCTGACATATCACTGGCTTTATGCTGAATTCCATTAATACGGATATTTCTTGTTACCAGTTTTAATTCTGACATCTTCCTCACCTCTTCTTTATGGTATGGGAAATGATATGTATGGGTTACTGTTTATAAAAATTTAAGCAGTTTGTCGAACGGCCTTTGTTGACTTCTCTTTGTTTCTCTCCTATTCTTGTATTACAGGCACTGGCATGCCGAGTATCTAAGAAAGGAGTATCGTTTATGGAACCTATTTCAATAAATATCAATGGATATGATACTTACTTTACTGAATGTAAGGATTCTGCCGGAAATTATCTTTTAATTGCTATTCCGTCTAATGCTGGCAAAGATATTTCCGAAATCTGTGGAACGATCATAAACGGTCATTTCATTAAAATGATTGATTATGCTGTATCCAATAACATTCGTTTTATCAAAGCTTATTATTGATAGTGACTGTGATACGTCCATACTCTTCATAGGGTTTGATTTCCGGGTTGAACATTTTCTGTGTGGGCCATCCATCAGGCCCTGGGAGAGTTACAATAACTGGCTTCTCTGCTTTCTTTCCATTGATTTCTAATATGTCTTTATCAAAGTCAATTTTTATAGATCGAATTTCCATCTCGCTCCACCTTCCCCCTCTATGCTGTCTCATTCTGGTCTGACAGCTATTGGCTTTTCTTCTTTGCTCCTTTGGGAGAGAATTTCTTTGAAGTTTGTGTAAAATAGCCAATGTCTTTTCATTATTTTTATTTGTCATTTCACACATTTCTTTAACATAGCCATCTACTTTCTTAAAATAGTAGGTGGCTACTATTTTTGTTGTAATTACTGATACAATTATGGATATCGTAATTGTTGACATTTATCTCACCTCTTTCTGGATATCCAAATTATTTTTGTCCTTTTTCGTGACATTAAGGAGTAAAAAAAATTTCCTGTACGGATTTTCCGTAATAATTTGCTATTGCGATTTTAATAGAATCTCTAGGAACTCTTCGTTCTGTTTCATACATTCCAAGTGTAGAAGTAGCAATTCCAATATCTCTTGCTGCTTCTTCTTGGCTTTTTTCTCCTCTTAATTCTATTAATCTTTTTCCATATGGAATCATTTTTCTCACTCCTTTCTGTCACGTTTTGTGACTAACTGTAATATATCACCAACTGTGTCTTCTGTCAATCACTTTTCGTGACATTTTTGTATTTACTTTTATCACGTTTTGTGATAATATTAATTTATCAACTACAAGGAGGTACATCATGGGAAACTTTCAAAATATCTTCCGAAAGTTACGTACTTCATCTAACTTAACTCAAAGTTCAATTGCTGAAAAACTTGGTATTTCTCGCAGTACAATAGGAATGTACGAAACAGGTGCCAGAGAACCCGATTTTGAAACACTCGAAAAAATTGCAGATTATTTTAATGTAGATACCGATTTTCTATTGGGACGCACAAATCAAACTACAATACTTCCGGAAACTGTAGGAAAGTATTCAAAGACACGTGAGCTCGACATTATATACGAACAACTATCAGTCCATAATCAAAACAAAGTATTAACTTATTCAAAGAACCTTCTCTCCACTCAGCAGATGGAAGAAGATCTTCTTGCAGCTCATGCCAGGACGGATGTAGAACAGACTTCGGAAGGCATTCAGCATGATCTGGATATTATGAATGATGATTCAGAATGGGAGGAATGATATGGCATTAGATATATTGGAATTGCGTAAACTATGTATAC